GCCTCAACCGAAATATGGAATGATACTTCTTGGGCTACTTCTCCGGGAGCAATGAATCAAGGACGAGATTCGGGAGGTGGATGTGGTACATCAACAGCCGCTCAATATAATGGAGGTGGGGCCACTTGGCCTGGAACATCAATTTATGATGTTACGGAACAATTTAATGGAAGCACCTGGAGTGAAGTCGCTGATTTAAATACAGCTCGAGAGGCTGTTGGATATATGGCTCCAGGAGGTCAAAGTTCTTCAATGGCTATAGGAGGGAAAACTCCTTCAACAGTTACAACGGTGGAACTTTGGGATGGAACAAGTTGGAGTACAGGTACAGCGTTGCCATCTCCGAGATCAGAAACAGGTACTGCTGGGTCAGGCAATACATCAGCAGTAGCATTTGGAGGAACAGGACCTGCAGGATCAAATCATGCGGAAACGTTTGACTGGTCAGATCCTGTTTATGCAATTAAAACGGTGACGGTGAGCTAATTATGGAATATACATATTGTACAGCAACGAGTACGGGAAAAGATTTTTTTACAGCTCAGGATAGTAATACATTTTATTTATCTCCCCATCCTGGTAATGTTTGGGTATTAGAGAATAGTACTGCAGGAGTATCTTGGATAAATCGAGTGGATGGTATTCGCAAAACAAAAGAAGAAGCACAAGCGATTGTGGATGGAGAAATTGAAACAGCACAAGCTGCATGGGATAATTTGCCAGCAGAGGAAAAACATCCTATAATAACTGGAAAAATAAGACCCGTGAAATATATTTTAAAATAAGGAGGAAACTATGGCAACAAATACATATTGCACAGCAACTAATTATGGAAAGAACTTCTTTACGCACGAAGATCGTACTGCGTTCTTTTTAAGTGGTCATGCTGGCGATGTTTGGGTTGTAGGCAATAACGCTGCAGGCGTATCCTGGATCAACAGAGTAGGTGGTACTGCTAAGACAAAAGCAGAAGCACAAGCAATTGTTGACGGGAAAATAGATGAAGCTATTGTAACTTGGAATGCTTTATCTGCAGAAGAAAAAGCCAGACAACCAGAACCCGTAAAATATACATTACCGTAGGACTTAACTATGGCAGAATACAAAGGAATTAAAGGTTTTAGAGTTCAGAGCTATGCTACTGATCCCGTGGCCGCTACGGCTGCGTGGTCTTCTGGAACCGCTTTAAATACACCCAGAAATAGTTCAGCTGGAGCAGGAGTATCCAACAGTTCATCCCTATGTTTTGGAGGAACGACGGGTCCTACTCTCCAAAATCAAACCGAATTATATGATGGTTCAACGTGGACAGAAGTTAATAATTTAAATACAACAAGATACTCTTTAGGAGGCTTAGGAACAGTCACTGCCGCGATGGCTATAAGTGGTTATGCGGATGCAGATCCTCTTCCAGCAGCGGTTGAAATTTACGATGGTACATCGTGGACAACAAATCCGACAAGTACGCCGTATGCAGCAATCAATATAGGACAAGCGGGAACTACTACCGCTGCAATAATTTGGGGAGGTCAAGCTCCACCCATTTGGACATTTAAAGACGATACACTATCATGGAATGGTTCGACTTGGACCGCTATGAATAATTACAGCCCCCCTTATATTGCCGATATGGCTGGATTTGGAACTCAAACCGCTGCGATATCAGCTGGAGGTTATGTAGGATCACCGTCGGGAACCGCTAATGTGGGAACATGGAATGGAACGTCTTGGACGGAAGGAAATAATTTAAATCAAAACAGAAGAACTTTTACAGGATCTGGAACTACAACAGCAGGAATGGTTTGTGGCGGACAGTTTAGTCCTAGCCCTCCCACTTCTGCATTTTATGCAGGAACGGAAGTTTATGATGGTACATCTTGGACTGCAAGTTCTGATCTGGCGAATGGAAGATATGATCAAGGACAAGGACCTAATTGTCCTTCTTCAGATTCAGTTATATGGGGAGGTAGTGCTAATGGTTCCCCTTATAGTAATATTGTGGAAGAGTGGAATGATTATTCAGGAACGAATCCCGCTCCTGGTTTAACGATGATGAACGAAGGACAAATTTGGTACAATACAACAGGAGGAGTTTTAAAATATACAGAGGGGGCTGGAAGCTGGTCTTCCGGTGGAAGTTTAAATACGGCAAGAAAAGAATTAGAAAATGGAGCATTTGGAACTCAGACCGGAGCACTGACTGCTGGTGGCGGTGATTTCAGTGTAAATGCTGAAACCTACAATGGGACTACCTGGACCGAAGTAAATAATTTAAATGCGGCAAGAGGTTATATTTATGCTTTTGGAGCAGCTCAAAATGCAGGTATGATGGTAGGAGGATTCAATCCATGGACAGCAAACAAAGATTTAAGTGAAACTTGGGATGGAACGTCTTTTACTGAAGGAAATAATTTAAATACAGCTCGTGCTGGTGGAGCTATGGGAGGAACAGTCTCAGCAGGTTTTATAGCAGGAGGCTATATTAGTCCTTCTTCTTATAGTAATGCGACTGAGGAATATAATGGAACATCGTGGGCTATAGGAAATAATATGACGGGTGCTACTACTAATGGGGGCAAATATGTTCCTGGAGGTGGAGGAACTCAAACTGCAGGACTATGTATTGGAGGATATCCAAATGTAGATGAAACTTTAGAATATGATGGAACGAGTTGGACTACTTCTCCTGCTACTTTAAACACGGCTAAAGATTATACGACTTCGTCTGGAAGTCAAACTAATGCTGTGAATTTTGGTGATGGTCCCGCAAGTGCCCTTACAGAAAAGTTCAATGGAACTACTTGGACAGAAGTCGCGGATTTATCCACAGCAAGAAATGGTTGCGGAGCGTTAGATGGAGGAGATGGTGGAGCAGCTTTAGCTATTGGTAATAGTCCAAGTTCAAACATTGTCGAAGAATGGGACGATCCAATTCTTGCAATTAAAACGGTGACGGTGAGCTAATGGCAGATTATTCAGGAATAAAAGGTTTTACAGTACAGACACTTTCGAGTGATCCTTATGCAAGTGCAGTGTTGGGAGCAGCTTGGTCAAGTGGTGGAGCTATGAATTCCGGTAGATATTATGCTGCTGGTGCAGGAACTCAGAATGCACAATTAGTGACTGGAGGAAATGTACCACCAGTGAGTGCGTTGGCTGAAGTTTATGATGGAACGTCATGGACTGAAGGCGCAGCAGATTTAAATACAGCTAGAGCTACTTTATATGCAGCTTCCCAAGGTACCACAACGGCTTCTTTAGTTTTTGGTGGTTATATTGGTCCCGGTACAGTTCAATCGGCAACAGAAGAATTTAATGGATCAACTTGGACTGCAAAAAATAATTTAACCTTAGCTAGAGAAGCTTTAGCGGGAGCAGGAACTTCAACAGCAGCTTTAGGATTTGGTGGATATTCCGGAGCGGATGATGATGAAACAGAATCTTGGGATGGTACAAGTTGGTCAGAACAAAATGATTTAAATAACGCAAGAAGATATTTAGGAGGAGCCGGAAGTTCAACGGCAGCTATTGCTGTTGGTGGGCTGAATCCTGATAAAGCAAATGTTGAAACTTATGATGGCACAAGCTGGACAGAAGTTGGAGATTTAAATACAGCCAGAGGTTACACTCTGGGAGTAGCTGGAACTACGACCTCTGCTTTGGCTTTTGGAGGTAAGAGTCCTGCAGTAACTAATACTGAAGCCTTTAACGGTACTACTTGGACAGAAGTGGCGGATTTAGCCACTGCGAGATATGGTATAGCACCAGCAGGAGTTCAGACAGCAGCAAACGCGGCTGGAGGAAACACAGGTTCAGCTCCTACATATTCTACAACAGAAGAATTTTCACTACCTGCAACAGCAAGCGTCGCTGTAGAAGGACAGGTTTGGTACAATTCTAGCACTGATGTTTTAAAAGGATTTGGTAAATCAGTAAGTTTAGGAGCATGGGCATCTGGAGCAGCGGTAGCGAATCCACGACCCGCGGGAGTTGGACAAGGAACCGCAACAGCAGCTATGATTGAAGGTGGAGGAAATACACAAAATACTGAACAATTTGATGGAACTTCTTGGTCAGAAGTTAATGATTTAAATACCGGAAGAACAGAAAATAGTGGTGCTGGAAGTCAAACGGCAGCCTTATATTTTGGAGGGAATTATCCTCCGGGTGCTCTTAATGAAGAATGGGATGGAACATCTTGGAGTGAAAAAGCAGATCTGAACTATGGAAGATATGGTCAAGGAGGATCTGGAACTTCAACCGCAGCCATATGTGTAGCGGGAGAAAGACCCGGTGCCGGTTATCGAGCTGAAACAGAAATATGGGACGGAACGTCTTGGAGTGAAAAAAATAATTTAAATACAGCAAGAGCGGTTCCTACAAATAATGGAACGACGACTGCTTCTCTTTGTTCGGCTGGACAACCTGAGCCTGGAGCCAATACAGAATTATGGGATGGAACATGTTGGACAGAAGTTAATAATCAAAATACCGGTCGTAAGAATATGCAACAATCAGGATTTGGCACTTCAACTTTGTGTATGGTTTATGGAGGAAATAAACCTGCAGCTTATGATACTTTAACAGAAACATGGGATGGAACATCTTGGTCTGAAGGTGCGGATCTAGCCCAAGCTCGTGCGGGTTGTTGTGGCGCGGGAACCACGGTAAGTTCCGCTTTAGCAATTGCAGGATATCCAACCCCAGCGGTCGGAACTAGCGTAGAAATATGGTCAATAGGTAATGCTATTAAAACATTTACCTCTAGTTAATCCTTGCATTTAGTTTTAAAATAGCTATATTGGAGAAAGAATGAATAAAGAAAAACGTAATATTAAACAGCACGCTGACAAAGAAGTGAAGCACTTAATGACGTTGCTTGATAAATCTCAAGTTTCGGAATTTAAAAAAATGGTGCCTGAACTTCAGGATACGTGGGTGAAGAAACAAATGTTTCGAACCGAAACCGAAATGCGCTTCTCGGTTTTATCCGATAATAAATACGGAACAAAAGCCTCAAAGTATTGGCAATCGGTTAGAGAACAAAATACTCACTTTGAAAATCTCATGCATCTTTCATTTGATTATAGAAAGAATGATGTGGAAATTAAAAAAATTCAAAGAGAGATTAAAAAAGAAAAAGATCCTTTAGAGAAAGAAATGAAACAAATAGAACTGGAAGAAAAGCTCTATGGCAAAGCTAACATGGAATTGGTGGCTAAAGCTAGAATGCGAGAAATTTCAACTTGGTCTAAATTGAAGAAAGAATTTCACGATGGTAGCTTTGATGATAAGGATGTGAATACCCATCAAGCCGAATCATACATGCATCAACTCGAACAGAAAAAATTAACGTTGACTCCAGGTTCTTCACAACCTGAAGTCTTTAATGTCCTGGGTCAATTAGAAACATTAAAACGTGTAAGACAATCGGGAGAATTGAAGTATGATGGTGCCAATCGAAAAAGTATTTCTAAAAAATAAAAATCTCGCAGCTCAACCCTCCAATCAAAGAGAAAGTTCTTTCTATAAAACAGTAAGAGATTCTATTAAAAAAAGAGGAATCATTAATCCTTTACTCTGTATCGAAACTAAAGAATGTGAAGGTCAAAAATACATGTGCTGTATTGGTAATAATCGTTATCTTGCTGCTCTTGAATTAGGGATTAAAGAAGTTCCCATCAAAATTGTTACGAGCCAAGTTCCAAAAGATCTCCTGACCGCAACCAAAGATTATATTCCTACCGAAGCTGAAGGTTATCCCCCACGTCAAAGGGCGTATGAAAGAATGAAAAATGAACTTTGATTTTGTATTCCTAGGACAATCGGTTTTAAGGTATCCAGTGCCTCTTGAAGTTTTTGTAGGACTCAATGAACTTTACGAAACTCAAAAGAAACATTTACCCAATGCCAATAAACAACTCGCAGGAAAAATTCCGGATGAAGTTTCCTTATTCTATGCCGGCCCTAACAGTAAGAAGATGCATCAACATAGTTATGTCTCCGAAGATGTTTTAAAATGGTTCTATTCTATCTTTGATCATTATTTAAAATGGAATAAAACGAGAGAATATACAATGAATATTAATTCAATCTGGGTTAATGAAATGAAAGCGGGCGATTATAATCCTGTTCATATTCATCAAGGAAGAATTTATACCGGTTTATCTTCAGTGATGATTCTTAAACTTCCCAAAGACATGGGACCTGAAGTAACACGTCCCGATATTCCTATGAATGGACAATTACAAATTTTGGGAAGTGTATCGGGCCAGTTCGTTACTTCGGACTATTCTCCTCATATGAAGATTGGAGATTTTTATGTATTTCCTTATGATGTGCGACATGTGGTGTATCCTTTCACTAATAAAAAAGAAAAAAGAAGAACGCTGGTGTGTAATTGTGATGTTGATTATAACCCTGTAGCTTCAAGGACGGCAAAATAATGGCTATTATAACCGAACCCAAATGGAAATCCTTACTGGCGAATACCGTAGACCCTATTTTCACTCCTCAACAATGTCAGGATATTATTGATATGGGCCATAAACAAAAAGCACAAAAAGCTTTAGTAGGAAATAAAGCCGGCATTAAAGCAGGTGCGTATGATACTAAAAAAAGAATTACAACTATCAGTTGGATTCCTTTTCAAGAGATGCCCGACATGTATAAAATTATTGAAAGAACACTGCTCCAAGTGAATGGTAATCATTTTGGTTATGAGGGTGTGCAAATTAGTGAACCTGCACAATTTACTGAATACCCTAAAGGAGGTTTTTATGATTGGCATATGGATGCTGAAGTCCATGGACAAAATGAAGCTCCTGTTAGAAAAATATCCATGACCATTTTACTTTCTAATCCTTCGGAATTTGAAGGAGGGACCTTAGAATTTATGACCGAGGGGAATGCTCCTCCCGATCTTAAACAGGGACAAGCCATTTTCTTTTGTAGTTTAATTCGTCATCGTGTTGCCAAAGTTAAAAAAGGAATTAGACGTTCTTTGGTGATGTGGTTTGGAGGACCCCCATTTAAATGAACCGTGAGATTTTATTCCCGACTCCCATTTATATGAAAATGGTTAAGGATCCTAAAGAATTAAATAAATATTTATACCCCCTGATTAAAGCTTGGAGTAAAAAAGATAAAACTGAAACAAAAACCAATGCGGGCGGTGGCTGGCACAGTCCCACCGATATGAATTTTAAAAAAGAATATGAACCTTTGACTAGTGAACTTTTTGATATGCAATATGAAATTTTTAAAGATTATGGTATGGAACCCAAACCTGCTTTAGGGAATATGTGGGCCAATATTAACTATCCCGGTGCTTATAATAAGCAACATATTCATCCCAATTCTCAATGGTCGGGGGTTTATTATGTAAAAGTGCCTAAAAATTCAGGAAGACTATTTGTTGAAGATCCAAGACCTGGACCTAATATTATATTACCTAGACGACTAAAAGGAATACCCAGACAACTCTGGCGTGTGGTACTTTATCCTGCTATCGAAGGACAAATGATTATGTTTCCTGGATGGTTATCCCATGGGGTAGAAATCAATGAGTCTAAAGAAAAAGGAGAAAAGGGCTGGAGAGTTTCGGTTTCTTTTAATTTTCTTCAGATCAATGAAGAAGGAAAATTAGGATGAGTTTTAAAACAAAAAAATATCAAGTGATACGTCAAGCTCTGTCTAAAGAGTTAGCAAATTTTATATTTAATTATATGATGCTCCAACGAGATGCTGTGGATTTTATGATGAAAAATAATAAAATTAATCCTATAAATCCTTTCATAGGTAATCGAGTTGATACACAGGTCCCGGGAGCCTATTCTAAATATGCCGATTGGGTTATGGAAACTTTACTCATGTATATGATTCCGATTATGAAAGCTAAAACAGGACTAGAACTTATTCCAACCTATTCTTACACACGCCTTTATGAAAAAGGAAATATTTTAAGACGTCATAAAGATCGACCGAGCTGTGAGATATCTACCACTCTTCATCTTGGAGGAGATGCATGGCCTATCTTTCTTGATCCATCAGGGCAAAACTTTGTCATTGATGAATATAAAAACATTCATAAACCCGGAGCTCCTAAAGGAGTCCGAGTTGATTTAAAAGTAGGAGATATGTTGATTTATTCTGGGTGTGATCTAGAACATTGGAGAGAACCTTTTCAAGGCGAAGTATGCTCTCAAGTTTTTCTACATTATAATCATGCTAATGGTCCTTTTGCGAAGACAAATCTTTTTGATAAACGACCTATCCTAGGTATTCCTAAGTAATGGCTCTTGTTCGTGTGACTCTGGGCGGTAAACGTCTGGGGTATGTCAGGAATAATAAAGCAGGATCCACCACCATCATTAACTATTTAGGTCAGCTTCTTTGGAATGAGAAACCTACGACCTATAGTGGTACGAACGTTCAAGATTTTTGTGGGAAGGATTCCTACATCGGACGCGAGAAAGGCTTTGAAGCCTATCATAAAGAACTTAAAGATTGTGAAATAAGAATTGCGGTTTACCGCGATCCCATTGATAAAATCATTAGTGGTTTTTATTATTGTCAGGAGCAGTATCCTAAGCTTAATAACCTAGATCATTTTCTAGAGACCTATCAACATCACTTAAAAAACAATTACATCAGAATTCATTGCAGGACTAATACAGCTATGTTAGGTCCTGATCCATCAATCTATACCCATGTATGGAACATGAATGAGATTGATACCAAGCTCCTTCCATTTCTGGAACAATTAGGTGGAAAAAAGATACAGAAAACAAGGCTCAGAGAACACCAACCACCGACCATTACCCGTGAACAAGAAGCAAAAGCTCGAGAAGTCATGGCTGTAGACTATAAAAACGGGTGGTGTAAAGAGTTGATCTCCACAAAAATATAGTATAATTTGTTCTAAACGGATTTTTCTATGCTACATAAGATCAGACTAGTACCAGGATTAGATAAACAATCCTCAGATACAGGAGCAGAAGGTAAATGGGTGAACGCAGATTACACTCGTTTCCGTTATGGTTTTCCTGAAAAAATCGGAGGATGGTCTCAACTTGTAAGTTCTAAACTCGTAGGCGCGGGCCGTGATCAACACACATGGGTTGATTTAGCGGGTAACCGATTCGCTGCGATAGGAACTAATAAATGCCTTTATATTTATTATGAAGGTGCAGTCTATGATATCACCCCTTTAGACAGTGGTCGTCAACAAACGAGCGTAAGCTTTAGTTTTAATTCTACAACCACAGTTACCCTTACAACGTCCACGGCCCACGGAGCAGACTCTGGAGATATTATTTTATTAAGTAGTGTTTCAGGAGTAACCGCTCTTGGCGCAGGATTTACTGATGCAGATTTTGAAGATAAACTATTTGAAGTAACTGACACTCCAAGTGCTACAACCATGGAAATTACTATGGGTTCCGCTGCTACTGGAACAGCTTCGGGAGGATCCACCACAGTTGATTTTTATTATGTGATTGGACCGATCAGCCAGGGATATGGTTATGGCTGGGGTACGAATACTTTTGGTGGAATTACTACACCAACAACTCAAACAACTTTAAATGGGGCTCTCCTGAATGACACGGCAGGCACGGGAGGAACTGGAACTGATATTGATTTAGTTTCTACGTCAGGATTTAATAGTTCCGGAACGATCTTAGTGGAAAGTGAATTGATTACTTATACAGGAATTACCAGCAATACTTTAAACGGAATTACACGAGGAACTAACGGGACCTCAACAGCTTCTCATTCTAGTGGAACAATTACTTACGACGCCACTAACTATGTGGGTTGGGGAAGCGCCAGTACGAATTCAAATATTGTAATTGAACCAGGTCAATGGAGATTGATTAACTATGGAGAAGATTTAATTGCCTTGGTCCACAATAAAAAAATGTTTAAATGGGAACCCTCTATTCCTAACTTAGATGTTAGAGCTGTTCCTATTAGTGGAACTGAGGTTCCTACAGCCTCGCGAGATCTTGTGTTATCCACACCGGATCGTCACTTAGTGGCTATCGGAACGGAAACAACTTTACAAACTTCTTCTAGTCAAGATGATATGTTTGTAAGATGGTCTAATCAAGAAAGTACAACGGAATGGACACCAACCGCTACCAACACAGCAGGTAGTCAAAGACTCACTGATGGATCTAAACTCATCGGAGGTATTGTAGGAAAGACAGCCGTCTATATTTGGTCGGACACAGCCATGTATACGATGAAATTTATTGGTCCACCTTTAACTTTTGGTTTTACTCAAGTAGGAACCAACTGTGGGATGTCAAGTCAACACTCAGCGGCCGAAGTAGATGGTATTGCGTATTGGATGGGACCTACAGGATTCTATAGATTTAATGGTGGTCGAGTTGAATTGATGCCATGTCTAGTGGAAGACTATGTCTTTGAAGATATTAATACCTCAGCTAATCAACAGATTCATGTGGCTGTTAATGCTCTCTTCGGAGAAATCACTTGGTTTTATCCAAGTTCAGGATCTGATTATGTAGATCGTTCAGTGACATATAATTATTTAAACTCAACTCCAGAGAATCAAATATGGACTACTTCTTCTTTAGCTCGTTCTACATGGACGATTGAAGGAGTTTTTAGTAAACCTTATGCAACTGAATTTAAATCAGGCGTAGCTCCTACGTATCCAACAGTGGTGGGAGTATCAAACGGAGCGAGTTATTATTGGGAACAAGAAAAAGGAACCGATGAAGTATTCTCTGATGGAACAACTAATGCGATTGCAGCTTATGTTGAATCAGGAGACTATGATATTAGTCGACAAGAAGGTCTACAAGGACAAGGAGAATTTATGATGAGAGTATCTAGAATTATTCCAGACTTTGGATCACAGACCGGGAATGCAAAAGTTTATTTAAATGCTAAAGCTTTCCCAAGTAGTTCTGCTGTCTCTACATCTTATGTAGTAACCACTTCTACGACTCAAGTTCATACTAGAAAACGAGCAAGACAGATTGCTCTTAAGGTAGGGAATGTAGGGACTGGTGAACACTGGAGAATGGGTACTTTTAGATTAGATATTCATGCAGGAGGCAGAAGATAATGGCAAAGATAGCAGAAGTTATAGCGGATATTTTAGGACCGGAATTTAATAGAGACAATGTCCAAAACTTGGCTGATAATTTAAGTTCAGTAGTTCAAAAATTAAATACGACTTATCAGAAACAATTAACAGATGAATACGAAGCCTTTACTTTATTCACCAGTTAAGATAAAATATAGGAAAAGAAGAAATGGCTAATACATATAAAAATTCTATCAACACAGTTGCAACTACAAACATTCAAACCGTTTATACGTGCCCAGCTGAAACAGTTGCTCTCGTTAAATCTGTTGCTGCTTATAATGCTCATGCATCAGCAACGGCGGATTGGACTTTAACTTTATATGATTCAAGTGCAACGGCTAATGTCGTTTATGCGAAAGCCGCTAGCACAGCAGCTGCGGGAAAAGTAGAATTCTTAGAAGGAGATTCAAGCACCGTTTTAGTATTAGAAGAAAGTGATGCTATTAAATTTACAACAACTGTAACAACCGCTAATGTAGTTATTAGTGTCTTACAACAGGATAGAACATAATGTCATTTAAAGAAAAAGGAAAAATTATTGGTCACGTTAATATTGATGGAGAAATGATTCCTAAATATAGAGGGGAAACCGAAGTGACTTTAATTAATAAAAAAACAGGACAGGAATATAATTCAGATAAAGAAGCTGAAGATGATATTGCTAACCCTGCAACTGATACAGTGAAGGAAGATATAAGGAGAGATGTTAAGGTTACCGTTCCTAAATTAGTGATGGGATCTGGTACTCTTAAAAAATAATGGAACCAAAAGGTGGAACAGAACTTCAGTTCGATGAACTTAAGAAAAGACTCCCAGAACATTATTGGGAAAAAATTAATATTACCACTTCCGTTCCTGAAAAAACTCCTCTTCAAAAAGGTAAACTAAATATTTTATGGATAAAAAATTCTTATGACCAACCCAATGTTAAACCATGGTTTGAAAAACCGGAGAACCATATTAAATATGATTGGTATATTTTTAATTCTCATTGGACTTTTGAAAAGTATAGGCTTTATTTTAACGTTCCTACTTCTCGTTGTCGTGTTATCAAAAACGCCTTACCCACTCGTCAATGGTTACAAAAAGCTATCTATAAAAAAGATCAGCCCTTAAGATTAATTCATTGCTCTACTCCCTGGAGAGGATTGAATGTCCTTTTAACCGCTATGCATTATGTTAAACATAGAGATATTCAACTCGATGTTTATAGTTCTACTCAACTTTATGGAGATGAATTTAAAAAGATGAATGATAAACATTATGAACCTCTTTATGAACATGCCAAAAAAATGGATAATGTTAATTATCTAGGTTATTCCCCTAATCCAAGTTTAATTACTGCCATGCAAGATACCCATGTCTTTGCCTACCCTTCTATCTGGGAAGAGACGTGTTGTATTTCTGCTCTTGAAGCTATGGCTGCAGGAAATATTCCTTTGGTCACTAATTTTGGAGCGTTGCCCGAGACGTGTGGAGACTATGGATTTTATGTTCCTTATGATACCAACCCTCAAACGTTAGCCCGAGAGTACGCTGCTTATCTAGAATATATTAAAAGAATTTTACCTACTGAGGCTATGCAACAACAAATAGAAAATCAAAGACAGCATTTTATTCATTTTTATAGTTGGGATCAACGTATTAAAGAGTGGATAGCTTTTTTAAATAATGCCCTTCAAGCAAAAGGAATTTCTCATGAAGCCGGGTGAAGGTATTCTAACTGAAGAAGCTTTTAAAGGTCCTAAACTTCATCCTCAAAACACTATTGATGGAACTAAACTATTGGACCAGCCTGACATTAAGACTTTAGAAAATTCTTTATTTATAGTGACTCCATGTATGGGGACACTCATGTTATCTTACGTTAAATCTTTATTAGAACTTCAAACCATTTGTTTTCACAAAAGTATCTCTACTAAAGTTCATATGGTTCAATCGTCTTTGGTTACTCAAGGAAGGAACTTATGTGTGCAAGCTTTTTTAAATTCCCATATGTCTCATATGTTATTTGTAGATTCAGATATTGAATTTGATCCTACTTCTATTCCTACTATGATGGACTTTGATAAGGATATTGTTTTAACTCCTTACCCCATGAAGGTTTTTAATTGGGACAAGGCTAGAAAGGTAGCTCAAAAATCAGGGAAACCTATTGAAGAATGTCCTCATCTTTATTGTATAGATTTTCCCGATAATAATAATATTGAAAGTAAAGATGGATTAGTTGAAATTGTAAAGGGACCGGCCGGCTGTATGTTGATTAAAAGAACTGTCTTTGAAAAGCTTATTAAGGCTTATCCCAATAAAAGAATCAAACAAACACAACTTATTAACGGTCTGATGGCCACCAGTGAAAACATTTATAACTTCTTCGATACCTATTTTGACCCCATTACTGGGGACTTTTTAGGGGAAGACTATGCCTTCTGTAAACTCTGGACCGACATCGGGGGTAAGATATATGCTAATGTAGACGCCTATATTACG